GAGATCCTGATGGATGATCTCGAAAAACGGATGAAGGCACTCGAAGAAGAACTCTATGCTTTCAAGTATGCTAAGCCGGACATCCTGGTAGAGCATCATGGCGTTCTTTCAGAGTTGAACTTAGAGGCGATGCAGGAGCACCTTGACGCGCAGAAGGCAGGAGATCAGAACGATCATCCGGCCGAAGTTAGCGAGCAGGCAGAGCAACCAGCCGCTGAACAGCCGGCAGCCGAGCAGGGAGCACCTGCCGAGCAATCTCCGCCTGCCGAGGATCAAACCTCTAAATAGTGCTTGCCGGGGCTGTCGAGCCTGTTGGCAGGGGCCTCAGGCTGTCGAGACGCCCGGCAAGCATTTTGGAGTATTGTTATGGAGGATGAGATCGTTTCCGGACGTGAACATGCTTATGAGGGACATGGCGGTTATCCTCGCCCAAATACTTCTAGCGGTTCAGCGACCAAGCCCCCAGTGGAGGCGACTCTGAAATCATCATTTACCGGCAAAAGAACTTCTGTTGATGATGAAGTCGCTCGCTTTACTGGACAGCTTCCCACTCCGGAAGAGAAATAAACAGGCAAAGGAGTTGTTATGGCGAAAGACATCATTTCGGGGCGTGAACACGCCTATGAAGGACATGGTGGATATCCGCACCCGGGGGGATCTGGAATTCATATCAACCCGGCGCACAAAGGGCAATTCACAGCCAAGGCCTCAGCGCATGGAGAAAGCGTACAGCAATACGCATCCGAAGTGTTGGCACCTGGCAGCCAAGCCAGCCCTGAGACAAAGAAGCAGGCAAATTTTGCCAGGAATGCCAAACACTGGCATCACGGCTAAGGCAATAAACTCAAGCTACCCATACCTGGATGCTCGAAAGAAAGCGAGCGACTTACATGGGAGCGCGAGGCCCCAAGAAAGGTTCCCCCAAGAAAGGGGGAGGTAGAAAGACTCTGTATGACTCCAAAATCCATGATCGGATCGCTAATATGCTGGCGCGATATGGCGCTACGCATGTTCAAATCGCCAAAGAACTGGAGATTAGTGCGACGACCCTTACGGACTGGAAGCGTCAACATGAGTCTTTAAGAGAAACTATCCGAGAGGGAATGTTCGAATTCGACACAGACAAGGTCGAAAAGTCTCTTCTCAAACGAGCCCTTGGTTACACGATCACGGAAACACTCGAAAAAGAAAGGCTTGTCGATAAAGCAAGCGGCAAGACTGAACTGAAGATTGTTTCCCGGAGTAAAAAGCATCTTCCAGCCGATGTCACGGCGGCAATCTTTTGGCTTAAGACTCGCCGGAAAGACCTCTGGCGAACGCCTCCAGATCCAATTGATCTGAATATAAAATACTCTGATCTGTCTGAAGAAGAGATAGATCGGCGTATAGCCGAACTGCTCACAAAGGGCGGATTGGGAAATGTTGCTGAGCCAGCTTAAAACCTATCCACCGGCAGTGGTGCAGCAAATTCTTGCCAAGTTAGCTTTAAACGAGGCAGAAAGAGACGATCTCCTGGATCTGGTTAAAGCCAGAGATTACAAGGCCTCACGGCGGAAGTTCGAAGATTACTATCCTGATACGGGCCCGCTTCGAAGAGAGTTGTATGTAAAGCACATAGCCTTCTTCGAAGCCGGGCAATTTTATCGAGAGCGCCTTTGCCTGGCGGCAAACAGGATTGGTAAAACCGAGGGCATCGGCGGTTATGAACTGACTTGTCATCTGACCGGGAAATATCCTGAATGGTGGCCGGGAAAAAAATTTACCCGACCCATTAAAGCATGGGCAGCCGGCGATACGAGTCAGACTGTTCGCGACATTCTTCAGGCAAAACTGGTTGGGCCGATTGATACTCCTGGAACTGGATTGATTCCGGGAGAATTGATTTTTGGCAAGCCCAGGCGCAAAGCGGGCTCAGTTCCAGATTGTATTGAAACGGTTCGAGTAAGACACCATACCAATGGGATATATGATGGTTGCTCGCTTCTCACCTTTAAAAGTTATGACCAAGGCCGTGTAGCTTTCCAGGGGACGGAACAAGATGTCATCCTTTTAGATGAAGAGCCGCCTCTCCCGGTTTATACCGAGTGCACAATCAGGACAATGACTGTCAATGGCCTGGTTCTGTGTACCTTTACTCCCCTCGAAGGACTCTCGGAAACTGTTCTTACGTTTCTTCCGGATGGCAAAGTACCGGAAAAACCAGGAGAGAAGAACGGTAAATTTGTCATTGGCGCCACATGGGACGATGCTCCGCATCTAACTGAAGAGCAAAAGACAGAGTTATGGAAGTCTATTCCACCGTATCAACGGGATGCACGCTCGAAGGGTATTCCTCAACTTGGGTCCGGTGCTATCTATCCGATTCCCGAAGACCAAATTTGGGTACCAGATTTCGAAATCCCAGTTCATTGGCCTCGATGTTTTTCTCTTGATGTAGGTTGGAATTGGACCGCGGCGAGCTGGTTCGCCTTCGATCGGGACAATGATCTCGGATATATCACTTCGGTTTATAAACGCGGGGAAGCAGAACCTTCAGTTCATGCAGATGCTATCAAGGCGCGGGGCAAATGGATTCCAGGAGTAATTGATCCGAGTTCAAAAGCTGCAAGTGTTATCGACGGCCGAAACCTTTTAGATATTTACACTTATTCTCTCGGGCTTGATCTCACCAAAGCAGAAAATTCTGTTGAGGCAGGGATATACGCGACATGGCTTGCCTTGTCCCTCGGTAAGCTGAAAGTCTTCAAGTCATGCACGCTATGGTTTGAAGAGTTCCGGTTATACAGGCGGGATGAAAAAGGAAAAATTGTAAAAATTAACGACCACTTAATGGACACAACCCGATATGGCGAAATGAGCGGGCTCCAAGTCGCGATACCAATGCCTTTCGAGGATGCCTATCCGGATGAACGGTATCAGGATGACAAGCCTCGTGATGATATGTGCGGATATTAGAGAACTGTAAGTGTTGAGAGAAATGAAAACCCTGGCTTTCGAGCCGGGGTTTTTTATTGGGCAAGGAACAATCCCGATGAAATCTACAAGGACTCGCAACTTTCGTCTCAATGAAGAACGCATAGTTGATCTCATCGATCGCAAGCGAGGAACGCTTTTCCATGTTCGCCAGGCCAAACAGCCGGCCGAAGATCCCATTCGAGATCGGTCAGGAGGCTGGAAGGTTTTTGATGTCGCGCGAATTCGCATTTTCGATCCTTCGTTTTTTAATCTCTTTTCGAATTGGATCAGTTTGCCATGCCGATGAACATGAGTAATCAAATGATGCCCGGCCAGGGGGACCCCTATGGAATGGGCGCCTCTGATTATGACCAACAAGGCAATGGAGGACCTCCGCAACCGGATCCAGCGGCAATAGCTCAACAGCAAGCACTTGAGGCTCAACAGATTCAGGAAGAAAAAGATGCTGCAGCCCAGGCAGAAGCACTCCGAGAAGTCGAAAAAGACAGGCTGTCGGCTCAAATCGAAATGCTCAATATCGCAGAGCATTTGTCTGAGGATCTTTTAATCAAAATCGGCAACCAGGTAATTGAAGATTATGAGATCGACAAAAAAGCCCGACACGAATGGGAGGAACGGAATAAAGAGTCTATAAAACTGGCAAAGCTGCTTTACACAAAAGATGGCCAGGAAAGCTTTATTGCCAATGTAAAATATCCGGCTCTTGCCATGGCAGCGATTCAATTTCACGCTCGGGCTTATCCGAATATCGTCAAGGGCCGCGATGTCGTTAAATGCCGGGTCCAGGGCAAAGATGACGATGGTTCTAAACGAAAGCGCGCAGATCGCGTACAAGAGCATGCTTCCTTTCAGATCCTGGAAGAAATGATAGGCTGGGAAGAAGATACCGATCAGCTCCTGATGACCTTGCCAGTGGTTGGATGTGCTTTCCGCAAAACTTATCGAGATGTTTTGAATAGTTGCAATGCTTCTGAAATGGTCGAAGCCGATAATCTCATCATTCCTTATTTTGCAAAAAGCCTCGAGAAGGCCCCGCGAATAACCGAGTGGCTGGATACTCTGACCCCCAACGACATAGTTGAGCGTGTCCGGGCTGGACAATGGCTTGATCGAAAACTCGGCGTTGCTGTCACAGTTAAAGAGGGCAAAGAACAGCAGCAAGACAGCCGGGATGACGATCAGCCGCATGTTTTTCTCGAACAGCATCGCTGGTGGGACCTCGATGATGATGGTTACG